TGAACCAGCACCACCCGAGGTGAATCGATTCGAGTGAATGTCTTCAGAGAAGGATGAACCACAGCAACGTCTAGCGTGAATTTGTTTGATATCTCCCAGTGCTGGAAGTACATGAAATGCTCTTGCTCTGAATAACCCACTCGCCACATGGATCTCTGTATCCGTACATTTTAAAACCTTTAATTTCTTTTTTCGTAATTTTCATTTTTATATCCTTGATTGCTTTGTCTTAACTCTTAATCTAATAATAGTACCTACATGATGTAATTACAAGTAATATCGATAAAAAAGCCGCAATAAATGCGGCCTGCGTCACGAATTAAATAGTCTCAGTCTCAATATCTTTGTGTTTGGTTCATTACAGCTCCATCGTTCCGATTTCGTCGCCGATTGCTTCAAAGCCCAGTGATTCGTAGAATGCGCCCAATAATTCAATGTCCGTTTCATCATCTTGCGGAATCGCAACCAGTTTAATTTTCAGTTCTGGACGTTCATCTTTCATTTCTGCGATAGCTTCAATCATCATCTTGCGAGCGACGCCTTGACCGCGGAATGCTTTCTCTACAAAAACGTTACTGATCAACCAGTAATCATCGCCGTAAGAAACCTCACCATCTTCATCGTAGATTTCTTCGCAGTTGATATCGTAACTTACATATGCTTTCATCTCATTTACCTCGGTTGTTGTCGCCATTGCATACCGATGAATTAAATAAAATCCGTTGTTTTTCTTCCGTATTTTTTACAAATAAACAAACAACAAGCCATAGAAACTGGGCGCTTAAAGCTATCAAGAGAAAAGAAGTAAACTTTTGATCCTAGAGAATCCCACGCCTTGGAGTGCGCGGCTCTACCGCCTTTGAAGCCTTCGCGCAATATTTTACGGGCTAAGCTTCTTGCTGATTTGTATTCTGATTTATTCATTTTATTTGCTGCCTTGTTTGTATGTGTTAATAATTGTACTTACAACATAATGATTACTCATGTCTTAGTATAAGTAAAGGTGAAATCCAAGAAATTTAACTTAATTTTAACGTTTCCGTATCAACTTACTGATAGTGCTACAGATTTTCTTGAAGTCTGGTTACGAAAAAGGGAACCCGAAGGTTCCCAACTGACTACGAAACTGGTAATCTACGCAGCTTTCGCCACACCCGATGTAACTGGAAATACGTCATGTTGCTCAAGTAAAGAATGAACGACGCCCGCATTATAGGTGCCGTACACAAATTTACCATCACCACGCTCGAGGATATCCGAAAAGCAATCTAACGATTGTTCTTGTTCACCACACCACAGCGAGTTACCCTTTACAGTGTAAGCGTTTGGATCGTTGGAGATGAAGACCACCATACCTTCAACCAAGTCACCCTTGCTAATGCTGTCAACCATAACCCATTCGTTGATATCTTTTGACATTTTCCAGTTATCCTTTCTTCTTGATTACTATTAGAGATCCCAGCTCAGCTCTGAACGGTTAGTGGGAACCGAGCTTGAGAATTACTATGCGCCAAACCCACTGAAAAGTAAATGAAAATTTTAAGATTATTTTAAGGTTTGGTTGGGAAGACTGCGCTCTGGTCGAATTGGAGTGAAGTCGTTCAGGTTCTCTTCTATCTTCTGAGCAACCTGTTTGGTCTGAACTGGGACGGTTGACATCTGATAGAGCTGAACTGACTTGAACAGAACAAATCCGATCATCCCAATGAGGTAGCCCTGTTTCAGCGACTTGACGTCATATGTTGGACAAATTCGTTTCACCAATGATAGCGTCAATTGATAGATGAAGTAAACCGCAACCATCGCAACGATACTTGATACCAGTTCCCGTGCGATCATCGGACTAATCATTCGATTCCACCTTCAGAACCAATCGTTCTTTGACGAAGTCTCTGGCAACTTTCATGGCTTCGGCAACAACAATTTCTTCCAGACGGTTTCTGCCCATCCCACCACCGAGCATATTGTTGAACTGAACGTGAATTTGATTTCGACCGATTATATCTAGACGATCATGAACCAACAGCTCATTCATACGAATTCGAACTTCTCGTTCTACAATCTCAGAAGTCATCTGACGAATGTATTCTTTGGTAATACCGTGTTCATTGACGATCACTTGACGCACCTGATTAATAGTGGAGGAAGGAGACCAGTCGTTGTTGGGTTTCATGTCTTCCCAGAACATGAACTTCTCAGGTGCGCTCCATGTAAAGTAACCATCACTGAACGACTGATACCGACCTCCTGGCTGATACGTAACCAATTGAGTCATTTCTTTTCCGTGTTCATTAGTTCGGTAGAGAACAATCTCTACTTCAGTTTTGATTGGTTCTAACTCACTGATGGGTTTCCATTTTGGTTTCATTCGAATTCCTTAGATTTTACTGTAGTCGATTTCTTCTGACTTACGTTCCTGGGCTCTGGCGGCAGCAACAACATCAGTCAGTATCATGCGAGTCTTGAGTCCTGGACGTCGTTGTGCGCTAGGATACACCGACCGACCGTTCGTCGATTCCAGGATTCCATACTTCCAGTATCGGGTAGTGCGCACCACATATTCTTTACCGGTTGAATCCTTCAGTGTCAATTGGAACGAGTCCAATGTTTTCTTTACAGACGGATCAGTCAAGAGTGAACGCAGCTTGTAATCCCAGTCCAGATCATAGGGAACGTCTGAATCTTCAAACAGTTCGCCCAGAAAGAAGAAGATTTTGTCAATTGATCTCACACACCACCTCTCATCCACTTGACTCGTAAGTCTTTGTAGTAGTCGCCAATGAATAGATTTTCATTGGCGCGGAACAGTCTGATGAGTTTCAGTTTGGTCTTGAACCCAACAGTGGATCGGTCTTGTCGCTCAATCCCGTCACCATTGACTGAAATTAGATGACCAAGGTCTACTCCAGGAGTCACACCAATCATGAAGCTCATTCCACAGGAGGACAGAACGATCAACTCCGACTTCACGTTGATGCTTTCAATGATCATCTCTGGGTAGATAGGATCCCTTTCAACATGAGATCCCACTCGGAGTTCTTCTTTTGCCACGAGTAATCCGACATCGCCCAAACGAATTCCCAACCAGCAACTTGTAACCATGTACCCATATTACATACTCCAAAAGACAGAGCCGAAGTTTACCCCGAACTCTGTCTCAAGTAAAGCGTTAAATGAAGTTGGCGTCGATGCGTTGACGAATTTCATTCAATGTGGTTGGATTGATCAGTTTGCCGTCAAGGAAGACAGTTTGTAACTCACCACCTTCTTGTTCGATTGAAACATTATCGGTAAGAACATAATCACCATCGATGAAGTCTACTCTTAGTAAACCGCGAGCAGACTTTTTCTTTGAGTCGGTTTTTGGGTCTTTGAAGATTGGTTGATGATTACCAGTTCCAAATTGGATATCTGTAGCTTTCACAGCGGATCCATGGGTATCTCGTGTGCACCAAGTGAAACTATACGACCCAATCCCCAACACCACTGATGGAACAAATCGTTTCGCTTCCAGTTTGCTGATGATCTGATCCTGACGTTCCAAAGTGATCGAGTCACCGTAAATCGCACCAATATGTGAGTCCAGTTGTTTCAGACCATCCTTGCGGAACGTACCACCAAACGTATCCCACAGACATTCAACCAACCCTTTCATCTGAGGAGTCACTTCAGTCTCAGTGAATTTTGTGTTTCGTTGTTCATCAACATAATAGTAGGTCTTGTCGTGACGATTGTATTCAAATTCGGTCGAAGCGATGTAATACTTGTCGCCGATTCGGCAGTAGTCTTCATATGACTCATTACCCATGTTGTGACGGCCTTCGCAATCTTCACTTGCTTTGTCGCCATGGAAATCTTCAAAGAAGTCGGATGCTTCCTCTTCAGTTTCGAAGAAGTATTCCACCGTACCACAAATGATATCCACTGGATCACCTGAGTCTGGACGGATCACCAGAGTACCATCACGAGCCATGATATCATCTTTCAATGTTACCAAGTATTCGGATACCAGCTTCCAGAAGTCCCATGTATCAGACACAATACTGATGATACCTGATGGAGTGATCTTGGTGATCAGGTGACGTAAACATTCCAGTTCATTATCGGTTCCCCATGAACACATGGTAGAGTGTTCCGTCGCATCAACAGACGCAAACACTAACTCTTCGCCAACTTTCGAACCATAGAACTTCTCAGCGAACCATGCTGCTGGGATGGTGTCAGACCCATAGAATGAGCACAGGTGACCGAAGCCAGACATTGCTGCTGCGCCAGTTCCCCACATACCGCGATATGAGAAGTCGTGTCCCATGAACTTGATCACTTCTTTCGCCAGTGAAGACTGTTCGAATCGCTTACGATACGCAAACGCAGTGGTGGCTGAAGTGGAGATGCCCCATGTTTCCGCACTCAGAACGGTTTCGATCATGTTGGTCAACCAACCGAACCCAGCGATGGTGTTGAAGATTACGAACGGAGGAACACCATAAGGAACCAGAGAACCTTCTTTCAGCGCCTTGATACACAGCGGTAAGTAACCTAGATCGTGTAACGCTTCGATGTGTTTGATGTCGATCGGTTTGTTTAGTGCCGCTTCGATGTATCGTTTGTACTCAACACAGGCTTCCGCTTTGTCGCGTTCGAAGAAGGTCTTGTTGAAGTCGTCAATCAAGTACGTCAACATGAAATACTGCAACCCAACGAACACGACGTGCTTGTTGTTCTTAACGTTGCTCAGACGACCGGAACGATTCGTGAAGTTGGAGTATACGTGAGTCACTCCTGGTTTGTACGCATGAACGTGAAATGCTTTGTACATGTCTTTCTGTAACAGTGCTGGGTAACGTATCATAATGAATTTCTCTCTAAGAATTTGGTTAATACTGACAGACTAGAACCGAGACCAGCCTTGTCGTCAAGTAAAATCGAGTAGAACACCTTCGCACCCAGCTTTACACTGGAAGCATTGATTGAATCACACGGTATCTGATTGGTTTGTAAATACTGTGTGACCTTTTGTATATCGTTGTTGGAAGTGAAACAGACCATCTCATGACCCAACGCACCACACTTCCTGAGAATTTCTCGAACCGGTTCCAACAGCTCGTCGGAGTAGGAGTATGGATAAACAGTATCATCGAAGTCGAACGCAATGATCAACTTCCCGTGTTCTGTATACTGTCGTTGCAATCGTTCCAGATGAAGCTCTTCAAACTTAAAGTTGAGTCCAGTCATACTTTGCGTACACCTCGTCAACAGTACCTTCAAAGACATCTTTACCCTTACTGAAGATCCCGTGAGTAACATACAGAGTTACCTTCGCCGCACCCAGTTCTTTCAGTTTCTTGCCGAGTTCAATGAAAGATTTTCCGCCGTCAACTAGGTCGTCAATTATCAAGCAACGCTTTCCTTCAACATCACCATGAACAACGGTTCCGGCGATGTCTCCAGTAGATACATCGCGAGTCTTGTCAGCACGCAGTACATCGTTGATCCCCAGAATCTTCGCATACTTGAACGTTTTCTTCAGTGCGCCTGCATCTGGAGCAACCAACGCATCAAATGTCTTGTCCATCAGATACAGTTCGAGTGAAGAGTCATTCGTAACACGGTCGATTAGAGCCAGACCTACATCTGAGTGACAGTCGCTGATGGTTACTTTGTGAAACTTCAGTGCGTTGATCGCGTCAGCAAACACCTTCACCGCCAATGCTTCACCAGGATTCATTACACGATCTTGACGAGCATACGGTAAGTATGGCATAACCAACTTGATGATTGGGTTATCGATTGTACGACGGATCGCATCAATCAGTAATGACAGAGGCATGATGTCGCCTTCACGAATCAGTGCATGAACACTCACAATACAATCCGACTTCTCTGTAGACGGATTCTTGAATGTTACTTGAGTTTCGCCACCAGAGAATTTGAAGAAATTTACTTCCGCAGGCAATCCATTCACGGATACCTTGAATACGTTGTTCATATTGATCCTACTTGTTTTGATTAATTTCGTCGTGTAATGTTTTCAGGAACAGTTCACGTTCTTCTGAATCGGTTTGAAATTCTTTGTGATGTTCGCTGGATGAATGTTTACGAGCCATCTTCAGTAACTTCACTTTCGTGTTGAGCGAAGGTCGAGCTCTCGTGATGTATTTCGTCTCCCGATAGTTGATTTGTCTCAACACACCTTGATAGAGATCAATGTAATATGTATCTCCACTATGAACAAATACCGCAGTCACCGGATGATCCCAGTCAGAATCCATCACTATGGACAGAACACCGTTCTTCATCAACGACTGTAATGTCTGATCCCATGTGGAACTGTAAGGGAAATTGTGATTGAAATGTACAGTTGTTAACCAGTGATGAATCCTCATCCACACAGGATGAACCAGCTTGATATTACTCATGGATCACTTTCCAAAATCTAACAGATGTTCACTACCGAGTATCGCCTTGACGTTCTGTTTGACTTCCAGAACCAATTTGATGTTCAGTTTCGTATTGAACCCATGAGTCGTGGTGTCTGGATCATACTCTCGTTGTTCCACCTTGACACCAGCGACTTCGATGAACCACCCATGAGGAGAACTCTGAACTTCATGAACTGTACCAGACAACAACACGACCCAATTTCCAGGAACAACATCAATCAGACAGTACGTGGGTATCGTTTTCAATGCCCCATACCTCATCTTCTGGAATAGAAGGTTCCTTTCGCATTTCCAATAAAACAGACTGGACTTCACGAAGAATGGTTTGTGATTCGATCAGTTTTCGAGCCAAACTGTAGGGTGAATGAGTATCAACCAGAAGATTGATTTCATCTTCCAATTCTCTAGATGTGTAAGTCATGACGATCCTTTACTTTGAATTCAATACCGTTGCTGACCAAGATGTCCATGAGTTCCTTCGCTGTGATTTCAGGCAAACAACGAGTCATGAAATCATCAGCACCACCGACCTTCGAGATTACTTCCTGATAGGAATGATACCGTAGGTCTTCTAATGAAACGATCGTTGGTTTCTCAACCAGAGTAGACTCATACAGATCTTCCATCATCTTTCGACACTTGGTCATCTGATTGGTCTTGGTGTTGATCACCGCCTCCGCCATCTGAAGTAACGGTAGTGGATCACGATCGTCACCACGAGGTTCATTTGGTCGATTGATGTATCCGTCGACTGCTTTGTCTAACAACGATTTACTACTGAAATAGAACACGAACTGCTTGTGACGTAGTTTGTAAATCTTCACCGAATCTCCTTAATCAATTTGTCCAGTTTGAACATGGTTGCGATAGACGGTCTGTACTCGGAACGAGCCCACAACGGACAATGAGATCTTGGATGAGCATAACTATAGAACGGATTACCAATCCACAGATCACAACGTGCTCCATCTAGTATGAATGAAATCGTGTACTCGTCCACTCCATCAACAACACCTTCAGTCATACAACGATTGACGTGTTCATCCCAATGTTTGTTATACTTTGTCAGATAACCAACCAGACAGATGATTTCTTTAAGATATCGCAGTCCGAACTTCAATTTTGGTGTAAAGTTTTTCATCAGAGTTCCAGAACGTATCGGTAAAGACGGAGCATGGTTTTGAATGACGGACGATATTCTTTATGTGGGTTGTTCCTACGAATATCCCAACGATCTACGTATGGATCATTCGCTGGATATTCGATGTACATGTACCCAAACGCATAGAATTCATTGGAGACCCAAACTTCTACATCCGTGGTTCCATCAGTGAATGAGATTGAGTACTCATCGCGAGACACTCGTTTCCAATTACTAATGATGTCGTTCAAGCGAGCATCCCACTGAGCATTGTATGGCCGCCGAAACCCACCATACATCTTTATGAACACCATACGACAGAACGCAACAGCGAGGGTCAATTTCATCTTGAGCTTCATGCGAATTCCTAACTTCTTTGAATGTAACGAATCATACGCTGAATTTTTGAAGAAGTAAAGGAGGGATTTCTCCCTCCTGTAGATTAGTTTTCCACCGCAACGGTTTCAAAGTAATCGTGCTTCCAAATCATCTTAGGACGATTCATGTGACCCGCTTCCACTACGGTCTGTAATGAACCAACAGTGGATGTCTTTTCTGAGAACTTACCGAAAGACGTATGACTGAACCATGGGTCTTCTGAACTATCGAAGAACTTGGTAGCAATCCGGTCACCAGAAACCGCAACCATCATCCCAGTCATGAAATCCGCGTAAAGTGTAACGATCATAATGAATACCTCAAGTTGAACCAACGAAGTAATCATACTACATTCACGATGGATAGTAAAGTGTTTTCGTCAAATACGTCAAAGGGAGCCGAAGCTCCCTGATTGTAATATTTCCGAATGATCTAGCTCAGAATGATTTTCTGAGAGGGTATCGCAATGGATACTTTACCGAACATTTTGTTGTAGCGATCGACGATTTCTTCGCTGGCGTCACACTCAGCCAGGATTCCTGATCGTTGAATAGTTGCTTCGCCAGTGTCCGAGAACATCGTCAATGTCCATGGAGCGAACTGTAAGCTCAGACCACCCGCTTCGTTGCCAGTGGGAAACACAGCAACCGCATCAGTCACTGTCACAGCGTGAGAGGTTTCATCAGTAACCGTGACCAGAATTTCTTCACCAGTGGTCAGTTTCAGTAATTGAATGCTCAAGATTTGTACTTCCTTACAGATGTAAATTGAAAATGGTGGAACCATTATGAGTGATGGTGTGAGTTGCTTTAACGCTCAGAGTGAACAGAATTCCTTCGTCACCAACAATGATCGCTTGATCTTCGTCTCGGCGGATTCGTTGGTCGTCAGCATACATCTCATAGACGTCAGATCCGCTCATGTGGATGGCGAAATCAGACACATCAAAGGTGGACACAGCGGTGCGATTGTGAAAGGAGGAAGTTAAGACGAACATGATAATCCTTCATGATGAATAGAAGCAGAGGGTCACAAACGTAACCCTCTGTATTTACTGATGTTTATAAGTCGGCCAAAAGTGCATCCCACGCATCATCAGATCCATCTGGAACCGATGCTTTGGTCGATGTGGTCGCCGGAACGTCATCTTCAGACTCATCTTTCTTAGCGAATGATGGTTTAGATGCTGCACCACCCATCTGTTCCAACACACGATTTGCAGCGGAACTTGCAACTGGCGCAGTACCATTAACAACCTGATCGAACTTCTCTTTCATCGCCTGTTCAGTTGGGAACTTTGATGGATCCATGAACTCTTTCAGAGAGTATTGTTTGTTCCAGATTGCTTCCAGTTGAGTATCGTCACCACCGAACAATGCGGTTGGTTCGTCGAACGTTGACTTCTCGAAAGTTTTGAAGCCACCTTCATTACGATTAATACGCAACTTCAGTTCACAACCGGCCCAGAAGTCGAACACGTTTACCGGTGAGTCGTCTTCAAACTCTGGTTTGATTTTCTGAATGATCTTGTCGAAAATCTGTTTACCGTAGCGGAATAGGAACTGTTTACCGTTGTTTTCTGGGTTGGCTGGATCTTTGATTACCAGAATGTTGGAGATGAAGTGTGTTTTGCGTTTGCGGCTGGCAGCAACTTTCTTATCAGCCTCTGAACCCTTCCAGAGTGGCTGATTCTGATTGCAGCAATAGCATTCGCCACCAATAGTGGTCGGACATTCCATGATGAACCATTTACCGGTGTCTTCGTTTTTGAAGCCATGACTGTGAACTTTTGCCCATGGCGCATCGTCAGCTGGTGCCGTTGGTAAGAAGCGAATGATAGCCGAACCCAGACCAGTGTTCTTGTCTTGAGTTGGTTCCCAGAAGCGTTCGTCTTTAGTACCGTAGGAATTTTGAGACTGTTCCAGCTTTTTAACCAGAGTGTCCAGTGCGGATGCTTTCTTCAGGGCTGCGAATGATGACATATAGTTGTTACTCCAAATGTATTGCTTGATTATGACTAACGAGACTAAGCTCTAACGTCGGATATGCGAATTTACAGAACCAAGCTCACGGAGTATGAGGAACGTCACACGATGATCCGTGAACTGGAACGAAGATATTTATGGATGGATTTTTGTAGCAGAATGGAACGAGGAGGGACTAACTTTCTAGACCAACAATTTCTTCAAACATATCTTGGGTTTCAGACAGTTCAGCGTTGGCTTCACCAGAGTTACCACGATGAATTGCGTTAGCAACTTTACGTACTGCTTTGGTGTTGATACCAGTTTCTTTCAGTTCTTTGAGGATAGCTTTGATGCCGTCGCGTTCGATAGCGATTTTGTCGAGGTGGTTTACGATTTCATTGGTAGCGTTTTTGACTTTCTGTTTTACTTCAGGATTCATGAAAGGCCTCTTGATTAA